AACCACTCTGTCGCGAAAAGGAAGCGCCATTATCAAGCGTTTCTTTGGTTCATATACATAAAACTCTCGATAACGGCCGACTTTGTAGGTTTTATAAATCAATTCATTTTGTATCTGAATGAGATTCTCCTCTACATTGTGTGTAAACTCCAGCACATCACCTCGAAATCTCTTGTTCTTTCTGGCATTTAAGTAAGCTATCCAAAGATTCTCGTAGTCGATAATTTGTTCGTGTAAGTTCCCAAACCGTTTCATCATCTCAGAATCCTCTCCAAAGTATGTTTTTAGCTGACTGTATCACCCTTCGGAGCAGAAGCCTACTAACTGATTCGCCAGCAATTCAATTTTTTGCCCGACAAAAAAGTGATTGGGCAGGGGAACGGACCCGTTTTCCTGCGCACTGTCTTCAAGCGCGTTGCGCTTGGAGCTTCGGGCGAGGAGAACCGCGGAGCGGAAGCCGATGTCATGATTCGAGTTCGACCGAGCGTTGTTCAGGTTCAACGCAAAGACGCCTGCATTCGACCCATTGCCCCAGCCACCACCGCGAACCGCGACACGCTCACAAATATGGCCCGTTCCCCAATATGTACTTTTGAACACCTTATTGTTTAATCGACTTCATCCAACCACCAACCATTCTCCCCAATTCATCGAGTAGCCGTGACCAATTTTCATATTTTTTGAACGGAAGAAATCCTAATCCATTCCCTAATCTGACTAAATAACGTAAATTATCTAATTCCACATCAATATCTTGTAATGTTGTTTTCTTGTAATATCGCTTATTGGCACGAATGATAAGTCTCAATAATTCATACATTGAGCGTTTGGTTTCAGCTGCAAGTGTATGTTTTTCACTTTTCGGATACTGCCTCAACGCAGTATATCCGTATAAAATCATGTCATAGCATTTTTGAAGTACTTTTAAATCTTCTTTATTTGCCATTTAAATCACCTTTCAAAATACGAGGACCAGCTATCGCTGGTCCTTACAGATTGTCAGATTTCAGATTCCAGATTACGCGATATACGCGGAGCGGAAGCCGAGGACAGGATTCGAGTTCGACCGAGCGTAGTTCAGGGACAACGCAAAGACGCCTGCATACGACCCGAGGCCCCAGCCACCACCGCGAACCGCGACACGCTCACCGTAGTTACGCACCCAGATGCCGTCGCCACCGTGATTGGCGTCGATAGGAGCGATAGCGAGATGCTTCAATAGATCTGGAACCGTGAAGCCGGATTTAGCTCCCAACGTTTCAAAGGTCGTATAGCTATGACCATAGTGAGCATCTGAACTCGGATCAGTTGTATACATCGGATTTGCTAAATCCGCACCCAGTACTGGATCTCCTCCGACATCTGCAGAAGTAGTATCTCCATTTCCTGCAGTAGTGTTATCAAAATATACTCCTGTGTCTACCCACTGGTCTACAATGCGTGAACCTCCAGGAGTATCATAATCATTGTCTTGATGGACATATATCTTACCGTCGATAATTTTTAAACCGTCTACCCACTCCCAAACGTTTCCGTTTAAATCGAAAATTCCCTCGTTCGTTCCATCGTGTGACCAACTCGCAGGACCTGAACCTGTTGCAACACGTCCGTCTGTCAAAGGATCTCCGTATTGATATGTCACTTTGCCACGCTCGTAAGAAGCAGAATGATCTTTTCCAAAATTATTATTACCTCTAGGCATGAACCCGTTCTTTTTACACCACAAGGCAATCGCTGCCCATTCCGCGTTAGTCATCAAATGCCACCCTGAACCTTTTGCTGAACAGTAACTCTTTGCTTGGTCAAAGTTTACATATGTTTTAGGATCTTGAAATGGCAGTGAGTATGCTCTTTCATCGTGAACAATATTTTGATACTTCGAAATCCAAATTTCATTCTTTACAACCCCGTTAACAATGAAAGCAGGGTGAGGAGTATTGGGCGCTCCATCGATGACATCTGAAAGGTTGAATTTGGGTATACAGACCATGATAGAAGGATTTCCTTTATCATCGTACATCACTGTGTTTTTCCCGCCTGTCGCTGACTCTACTGCTTGTCTATATGCATCTTTCACCGATAATACAAATGCCATTATTCAGTCACTCCTTCTTGATTTTGTTCTGATACATGTTCAACGCTTTCCCCATAACCATTCGGCAAAGCCCACAAACGGAGCTCTACTTTGCTCATATCTAGTTCTCGCTCGCGTTCAATCAGAATATCGTTCCCATCTTCATCCTGTTCGCCCGACGGAACAAGTTCTCTTTGTTTTGGCGGGATAATGATTGTAGCCACATACCATGCACCGATGCCTTCGCGCATGGTTTGTAGCTGATTGTCCAGGCAAACATCAATGACTTTTTGAACATCGGATTGGCGTTCTTGCAAATCAATTGAGACTTGATCACCAATCGTTAGCACTGTCCCTTGAAGAGAATATGCTGCTTTTGGACCCTGGTTCATTTCAGTAATAATCATGTTTAATTTCCTCCTTTATACATTTGGATTTAATAAAGTCCATAAAAAAGTGACCGAGCTTGCACTGCCGGTCATCTTTACCTTGAATCCGTTTTGAGTTTTGTCATAAACCTGTAATCCCCGATGAGCCCCGTGTCTCCGCTAATAGGAGTAACGATCACATCATAGTTAGGGGCATTAATTTGCGCAAAACCAGTTAAACTGACTTGGACAAATGTTTCAGCGTCACGAAAATATCCGTTGTTTGGACTTGCTGTGATAGTAGCTTGTCCTTGCAGAATGCGTTGGTTTTTGTATTTTGTAATTTCTTGTTTGTTCAAATTTACCTGCTGAGCAAGAAATGTGGCTAAAAGACCAACACTTGAATGGCCAATCTCAATCCCCTCAACGATGTTGTTCATATTCCCAGCACTGAAAGGTGTGCCCTCTTGAATAATGTTGCCGTTTGAATCTTTGATTCGATCCTGCCATTGAATTTTTTCATAAGGCACGGTTTAAACACCTCCTACACTTTTTTAAGAGTATATTTGAACGTCACAAGCAATCCGTTAACGGACGGCTTTGTAATACTTTCTGGTTGAGAATCAAACACTTCACCATCTTTATCAATCAATTGAACTTGTGTGATATTCCCACTGACTTTATCGTCAAGATATAGATATATATTGACGTCATCACCACTTATGGACGTTTTAAAAATCGGTGTACTATAGACTTTTCCGTCTAGGGTGTACTGCCCCTCTCTAATCAACCCTACTAAAGCGTTTTTAAATTTTAAAAGTCCATTCGATGATATTGCCAACTAAATCACCTCCCCAGCTGAAAATGTTCCGCAAATCGGATATGGCTGTAGAACAGTAGAATATACCCCTCTTAGTTCAAAGTTAGATGGATATGTTCGAAATTCATTTGGAAACGGATCAGGAAAATCACCGCATATCGGAAAAGCGTTCATTGCTTTTGAATAGGAATCATCCAATTCAAAATTTGAAGCATAAAGTCTGTTATCATTGGAAACTTGTTCTTCTCCTGCGATCAAATTGCCGGCATAATACTCAAATGGATACAGCCATCGTTGATAATTATTTGATAATGCGACTGTTTCGGGGTAAACCAATATAGCATCCCATTTCAAGTGTGCAGGCAAGGTAGATTCGATTATTTCAAACACGATTTCTAGATCATCAATTTTTGGGTTTTCAAAAAATATTTCTACTAACTTTCTACTTATAATCTCTTCGACATAAACAGATTCAGCAAATCCCCATAGGGCACGACTAAAATTTTTCCGTGTTGTAGGACTCTTAAAAGCAATTTTAGTTAGCAAACGGGCACGACGATCCTCAAGCGAATCTTCAATTCGAGATTTAATACCATAAGTTTTTTCCAATATATCCAATCCCCATGTGGCTTCTACAGGAAACGTGTTATTCAAAATATCATCAATAGAAGCCATTAGAAGATCAAATTGATTGCCTTCAACTTTTATTATTGTATCCATTTCTTTTGCTTCCGATATGGGAGGAGGTATTAATATTTTCATTTCTTCATATTTCACTTAGGGTAACCCCCCCTAACATAGGAACTTCATCAGGTTCAATTCTTATATCTTTTGTATCATTATTTAAGGTCAATCCAGAATAATCCAGTACTCCTTTAGTATTAATAATAATACTGCCGATTTTATTTATTCGGATCTCGTCAACTTCTCCAAATGACAAACTGGAAAGATATGATGAAATAGACTTTTCTATTTCATTTTGTATAACCTCGATAGAAACGGTATGGTCTAATTCTATTGAAACAGAAATATCAATTGTCTTCCCTTTTGCTGCTTCTACAATAATCCTCGCCCCGATAGGTGCCTTACCATCACCATCACCATCTGTTGGATCAATATAGTTTTTTACATTTTCTATAAGCTGCTGGTTGGCTGGTGCACCATTGGCATCTAGGATAATGAGTTTTACAAGCCCCGATCCATCTCGTAATGGGATCACCTTAACTTCTCCTACCCCAGGAACTTCTTTAGCCCATTTTACATAGTCTGCTTTATTTCCTGATGCAGGCGTTTCTTGAGTGGCTTCCCAATATCTCTCTAATAAGGAATGGTCTGATTCCTCATCAACGCCGTTTTCATCATCTGGATGATCAATAAGTACAATAGCTTCTAAACCGTCAATTGTATCTAAAGGAAGAATTTGTTCATCCGATCTTACCACTGTGTGGGAACCGGATTCTTCAGATTCCAGTTTGATCGTACCAGGGATAGCTGAATCATTAGTAGAAACAAAGTAATTACTGTCACCGATTAAAAATCTTGTGCCAGCAGGAACTATTCCGTATCCTGTAGTTTGTGCGTGACGAATTGTTTTTGTGGCTGATTTCCTAATAATTCCTTGCTCTCTAACCCGTTTTTGCAAATACTCACCTTCACTCGTCTCCGCAAAAACTAAATCAAGCACACGATCTAACGCAACATAAGCCTCCGAAAGTTTTGCTGCAGCAGGTGCCAGAGCGAGATAGATAGGGGACCCTTCTCTCTTGTCAAATTCATCTGGAATTTCATCCAACATTTCTTCCAAGATGGTTTCAAACGTCCGATCCTCAAACACCTTCTCCAAACACCTCCTCCATTTCAATAGGCCCTACCGTTGTATAGACCACAAAATTCACATAAAAAGCATCATCTTTGTGCTCAATCTCAAACTCGTCTACACTCTCAACAAAGTCAAGATAAATAAGAGCCTCCTCGATTAAACGAGGAAGCTCCATTTTTTTGTATTCAATAGTGACTTCGTTATCCGCGAGCAATTCTTCGATTTCATTTCCGAAATCACTGGACAGTATAGGATAGGCATAACGAGGAATGAGAAGAGCAAACATAATCATTTGCTTTGCTGCTTCTATGCCATCAATAATCTCACTGGTGAGGATATTCTTTTCAAAATCATACCGGAAAGTTTTAAGGACCGGTTGTAATTCTTCCTCGGGAATTACATCAAATTCCATTTCTGGAGATAATGCCATGACATCACCCCTCGATCCTATCGATAATAAAAAATGATTGCCCGCCCTGAATGGTAGCAACCATTACTTTATCGCCCGTTTTTAATTCATCCATAAACTCATATTCTTGCACTGTACCGCCATTCACTCGGATTTGACGCTTATGTCTTGTTAAATGTTCAGCAATCGAAATAATATCCGATGGAATAACTAGTTTCGGATTATTTTTCAAACGCATTTGTATATCGGGAGGAGGAGAAACAATAGTTGCTTCTACCAAACGTAGTGGTGACTCTGCTTGTACGGCCTCCAGTGCTATTTTTTTTATTGTCTGTATCACAACGAACCCTCCTCTGGAAGAGTGTTTGAAGTAATGAGATCAAGACTCATTTTGTGAGACTTACCTGTAAATGTATGTGTATCGGTGTCAATGAAGTATGTTCCTCGTAGTTTTGCGTCTGGAATATACACATATACAGGCATTCCACTCGTTAAGTCTGTTATCCCTAATCCATCTATACTCAACCGTTTTTTCGGCGATTTTTTCTTTGACAAAAGATTGTTCGCTCTCTGTGTAAGCTGAGCTTTATTAAGATTATCCGTCACCTTTTCATAGTACTGCAGCACACCATATCTCTTTATGCCATCTTGATCAGAAACGACTACCTTTGTAGTCTTTTTGTCTTCACCGGATTCGAGTTTCACACGGGTAGCAACTTCTTCGATGGATGTTGAGTAGGTAAAATCCTCAATGTTTACACCCGTTTCAAGTACCCATTGAGAAGTTGGATTGGGCCATTCCTGCAAGTATATTTTTCCTAAACGTGAATAAACTCTATATTTCTTTTTTGTCTGTTTTTCGGTTTCTATTAAAGCCTTTAAAATCATATCATACAAAGATGTTTCACTTTCGAAAACCAACGACTTAAAAACATACTTTGTATTGGTGATAGAAGCGTACGGAATTTTAAAATCTTTGCAAAGTTGCAAAAGTATTTGATCTGCTCTTTTCTTTGAAAAAACATAGACATCTTTATTCAACAAAAGGTACTGCAACATATCATATGCGGTGAATGTTAGTTTTCCGCTTTTTGTAATGTTACGATTAAAAATTGTTCCTCTAAACAACTCGGTACCTTTCCATTTAAATAGAACTGTGTTTCCTTCTTGGATCTCGGATAATATGTCATACCCTACATGCTTGTAAAGTATGTTTGCTTCTACTTTTCTGGCTGCACTGTAACGTTGACCACTCCAAGTAATAGTTTCTGTCGGTATTTCCAACATGTAATTCGGTTTAACGACAAACAATTGAATCATGGTATCTTCAACACCTGACCTGGATAGATCCAATGTCCTGGCTGTTTAATGTTGCGTTTATCTCTTTTAATCAGCATGGTTTTATTAGCATTCCAAATTTTTTTCCATTCAGCCCCGTTTCCATAATATTTCCTAGCTATTGCCCAAAGAGTATCCCCTTTTTTCACTTTGTATGTTTTGGGCTTTGACTTTGTGTTTGGTCGCTTAGCTGCTGCTTTTTTAGTTTTCACGGTAATTTTTCTAGGACTTACAAAACGAAACTCCTTAAGTGTCAAATCGTAATATATATCCCCGATGTCACCTTCTCCTTCTCTATAAACAAACTCTTCGATCGTGACATAAATATTAATAGGAGTACCGGTTATAAGAAAACGTGATGGTTTTTCATTGTTTTTAAATTTATTTATTTTATTTACATAGTCCCACGGTTTGGAGAAGTTTCTAAATTCGCAAATAGAACTATATCTAGCCGGAAAAATAGAAGAAAACGATATAGTTTTTGCTGCTGGATCCTGTATGATTGTCACTTCTCCAAGTCTTGCAATATTGACTGATTCGTTTTGTGATCCGTTACTGACCTCTAACGTTGAAGGGAGAACCGGCAACCGAGTTTTTTTTCCGTCCGGCCATGTAAACCAAAATTGATATACACTTTTACTCATAGATTGCCATCGCTCCTCCCTCAAAGTATTCTTCCTCTAATTTTCGTTTAAAGAACTCGAATGCTATTTTTCCAACTCTTTCAGCATCCATGTCGTTTGAATAGTGATTGTCCCCCGTGATTTGAATGATGATGTCGCCAATCATTCCGCGGATAGACGAACGTGCACTATATGTGCCGCTAGCGACTTGAACAGTCTCGCTTGGAAGCGTCTGCGGCTGAACGCCTAATTTGCTTGCAGCATATGATAGCAATCCTAAAGCTCTGTTTCTGTGCTGTTCGAGTGGAATAATAGCTTCTTTTTTGTTTTTCTCCCCAACAATCGCTAGATGTTGACGGTTGATAATTCCACCTTTTTCGTAACCTTTGTAACCTCCGCCTCGAGACATATTTTTGATTCCTGGCGTGTTAAAAACCGATCCATAGCGAGCTTTGATGTAACGGATTGCTGCGATCGCATTATGAACTGGATTCCATATATCATTAAAACTTGGTAGCTTGTATGCGTTGAATGTTGGGTCAATGGTTTGCATTAGCCCTTTTGAAGGTGTACCGCGTTTTGCGTTAGAATCCCAAAGGTTGATCGCTCTTGGGTTGCCGCCGGATTCACGTATCGCCATAGTATAAAGTGGTCCAAGCCAACTCATTGGTGTACCAGTTGCCATAAGTGCCATTGTGAGCCATTGTTTAACATTTCCACCAACTTTGCCGCCAAAAGAAGCGATAGAACCGATTTGTTTTTCCATAAACTTTTTGATGTCAACCGAACTAAATCCCTTTATTACACCCATTGCAGACCAATAACCAAGGTCTGCCATGACACGAGAAGGGGAGTTGATGCCAAGTTCGCTTCGGAATGCACGCTCTACTGCACTTGCTAGACTTCTAGCTTCCGCTGAAACGTCTTCTTTTCTGCTTCTCATGCCATATATGAAATTCCCTACAAATGCACTTCCAAAGCTTATTGCGTTTCCTACTGATTGTAAAATTGGCTGATAAAGATTACTTGATATCCAAGGATGTAAATCAATAGGTGATCCATTGACACCTATACCTATATTTCTTGCATACGATATACCGAATAACTTAGCATTTCCAATAGCTTGAATGATCGGTTGATAAAGATTAATGCTTATCCACGAATGAATGCTAAATTCAGCTTGTGTCATGCCAATTTTAAAATTCAACGCAAAATTTTGGCCAAAAGCCAAAGCATTGCCGACTGCTTGCAGTATTGGTTTATAAATTTTGTCAGATATCCAATTGAATGGCGTATCTTTTACACTATTTAATCCAATGATGAAATTCGATGTAAAAGCAATTCCAAACGCTTGGGCGTTGCTTACCATTTGATTTAAAGGAATGTATATCTGCTGGCTAATCCATGGATGAATGCTAGCTTGAGATTCATTAGCACCAATGACAAATGTTTTAGCAAACGCTTGGCCGAACAAACGCGAATTCAAAACAGCCTGATTTAACGGATGATAGAGTGCAGTGATATTCCAATTAGAAAGACTTACCGGAGTTTCGTTAACTCCTATCATGAAAGTTTTTGCGAATGCTTGACCGAATAACCTTGCATTAGTAATTGCTTGATTTAGAGGCTGATATAAAGCTGTAATATTCCAATTCGAAATTTTTATCCCATTCATTCCTAAAATGAACGAATTGGCAAATGCCTGGCCGAATTTTTTTGAATTGGTTATTGCTTGATTCAGTGGTTGATATATGTTTTTTCTTAAATAATCCTGCATATTAATATTTGGCATTGTGGGGCTATGAGGACTTGCCGATACGTGAGACTTGGAGTCACCACCACCGAACAAACCCATCGCCTTTCCTCCTAGATAACCTCCTAATGCCGCTCCACTGATTGTACCAACCGGACCGAAAAAACTACCTAATAAACCTCCAAGCGCAGACCCACCTGCACTGCCTACAGCTTTTAGTTTTCCACTTTTACCTTTTGCGTTAAAAATATCAAAAATGCTTAAAGCAGTCCCTAAAAACGGAACCTTTTTTAAAACTCCTTTTGTTGCGCCTTTCAGCAATGTTTTGCTTGGTGCTTTAGCCTTTTTCATCAATTCAGAGTAACTTGGAGTACCTGACGGTTGTTTTGGTATTTTTTGTTTATTTTCTTTTCCAAAACCCTTTAACCAGTCAAATCCACCTTTTAATGCTTTTGCTCCACCGCCTAACCCCTTCAAAATTGGAGAAAGTAACATACTACCGATTCCTGCAGCAATGATTGTTCCTATAGCTGCTCCACCAAAATTACCAATGCTAGGATTTTTAAATGCATCTACCCACATTCCACCAACTGTTTGCAAGCCTTTTTTTGTTCCTTCTACTATACCGTTGAAAATAACTTCTCCCATATCTCCACCGATTTTAATCGCCCATGGTTTTCCGCTATTATCCCACCATTCTTCTAATCTTGGTTTAGCCTTATCTTTCCACCATTTATTGATATCTCCAAGAACAAAATTTACTTTCCCTTCAAAATCTAGTTTTTTAAATTTATCATTTTCTAAGTAATTCTTTTGAATGTACCCAAAGGCACCTTCAAGTCTTGAAAGAATCCATTCAGCTCCTTGCGTCCCTGCGTTTTGGAGGGTCTGTTTCCATTCATTCCATTTTCCCTGGTTATTATCTAGCCAGTTCACAATTCGTTGCAATCTAGGCTTCAAAGATTCTAAGATTCCTTGACCAGTGCTTCTAAATTGAGTTTGGATGCTATCGTTAATAGTGGAAATCATACCTATTGAAGTTTTGCTTAGTTCCTGCGCTCCACCTTTAAATTTCTGCTGAGCCTTGTTTATAAAACCGGCCCATCCCCCAATAGCTTTATATTCCTCTTTCGTTATTTTCATGGAGAATTCTTTCATTCTCTCAAATTCGCCCATTTGAGCATCTGCTATAGCTTCCATGGCGTCTCCAACAGTCTTACCAGGAGTTAAAGAAGCCATATCTGTTGCTAAGCTGGTCAATTGTTTCGCAATCTTCAAATCACCATTTGAAATACCTATCGCACGCGTGTAGGCAGGGAATAAATCTTCCATCGTCATGGGAGTTCTGGCAGCAAACCGATCAAGCCAGGATATTGAATCTTCGACCGCTTTTTTATTTCCTTTTAGCCAGTGATTCATAGAGACTAAATAGGTTTCAAAGGTCATCGCCGCTCCCACTGTAGAATCCTTAAGCTTGTCTACACCAACAACAGCTAATCCGATTGTCACCATAGTAGGGAGGCTAAAGATAGATCTTCTAACCGTTCCGATAGTTCTAGATGTCATATCAACCGCCTTGACGGTTACGAAACGACTTTTAGAAGCCATTTTTTCTACTGTGCTATCAATCTTTTGGAATTTCTTTGTTGCTTTGTCAATGACATCGACAATCGGAGTAACGTTCTTTTTATCAAGTTTTTCAGCGTTACGGTGAATTGTAGCAAACTTTCTGCTTGCCTTGTCCATCACATCAAATATCGCGGTCAGCTTTGCCATCTATCCTACCTCCCTTCTTTGTTTGATAACTTTTCTATTTCCTTTATTTTTTTTGCTTTTTGTTCAAGCGCAACATCAATAGAAGCATAGATAAATGCTTTTAAAGGAGTTTTAGCATTATAGAACTCCTCTAATTGTTGAGGGGAATATTTTAAATCGTGTAGCGCATAGTGCATATAAACGGCATCTCTGTCGCCGTCAATGATTAGTTTTTTGCTTCTTCCACCATTTCTTCAAAATCGTCATCTAAGCCATTTATTTTTGCGATTTCTTTGATCCATAAAGTAAACTCCCCGCCAATAGATAAAATTTTCGGTACAAGATCTACTGGGTCTACTACGTTATAAGATTTCAATAAATCCTTATCTTTAAAATTAGGATAGACGGTTGATTCAATACCAACTTTTGTCATAAAGCGTTCTGTATTCAAGCGTTCTCCGACTTTTCTTCCTTTTTCAAATACTGGCTCTGTACATTCGTTTTCAATTTCTTTAATTCTTTCAGTTTCAATCGGCTTCAATACAAAAGGAATAATTTTACCCTCATCATCAATGTATCTATTAGAAACAATGACTTCCTTTTCTTCTACCGTTTTCGCTTTTCCTTGCATAAAGAAACTCATATCACGTTTAGCCATAAATAATCCCTCCGTTTTTTTATCAATCAAAAAGGGACGACTTAAAAGTCATCCCGTAATGATTCTGGCAAATCGATATCTTCAAATGTGAACGGTACTTCTTCCTCGAGAGCTTCCGAATCAACGTCCAATCCTGCAACCTTAACACTATCGATATTCACGTCATACAAAGTTACTCGCTCCGTTCCTCGACCTGATGATTTGTCATCAAGAACAGATTGAAGAGTAAAATAAGCGTCTTCCCCTTTTTTAACATAATCCATAATGATACGGATAAACTTGGATGTTACTTTATAAAATGTCATGGTACCTGTACCATTTGCTCCTGTTGTCTTATGACCTGTCATTCGACGACCCATGATGTTTACTTCGGACTTATTCTTTTCTATTGTCGCTTCAAACGATTTAATATATGCCAACTCTTCTCCGTTAAGGAAGAGCCGTCCTTCCTTACCACTGATAGTATTCTGAGCACGAAAACCCATATATTATCTCACCTCCACGTCGAAGTAAAATTTTTCAACGCTGTCAGTCGGTTGAATCCCTAGTTTTACATAAAAACCATCGCCGGAACTTGTAATTTGTACGTTGATATCAGTTGTCGGGTCAAAGTTTTGAATAATACCGTTATTTTGATGTTCATTCAGATAAATTGCTATTGCTGTTTGAATAATTTGTATTCCATCAGCATTTGCTGGAATATCCTGACCGGTATTTTTTCTATTTTTGATAATTTCTTTTAAATTTCGTACAACATCGTTATTGATTGCATCCAAAATACGGATAATTTTGTTCTTTGAAAATTTACTCGTACCACCCAGAGAGTTGATATCCTTTTCTACTGTCACTGTTTTGTCGCGTCCGTCATAAGTGAAAATGAATTCTCCGTTCTGTAAGCGAGTAACAATCTCGTTATGATCGTATCGAGGATTGGTATCCACCGCTCCTTCATATTCCACGAAAGTAAGTGATTGGCTTAAAGTTGCACCTGCGCTTGCCCCGGCAATCCATGCTACAACTTCAGAAGGGCTTAATGTACGTCCGTCTTCTAAGACAACTCCATTGGTAACATTGATAATACCTTCGTATTTTGCTTCATAGTTCGGTAGTACCCCTTGAATTTTAACCCCTTGATCTTCTCGAAGGCGGCGGACAAAAGATGTAAAAGTTGATTTGAGCGATTCGTCATTCACAGGTAAGCCAATAACGTCAAAATATTCTGTTTCAGCTGCTGTTAAAAAGTCGATATAATCTTGGTTGGTTGGTGTACCGTCTTGTCCTCCTGATAATTTGGTTCCAGCTGTATCTGTTAACGCTCCAGTACCAGAAAAAGTGACATAAGCATTTGCTGTCAATTCACCAAAATCAGCTACTGTTTGCTTATCCACTTCCGTTGTTCCAACAAAAGTTTTCACGTCTTTCTTTGTGTCATCTAACACATTTGGTGCAATGACAATTGTTATGTCATTTCCTTTTGATCCTCCATAAACAGCTGTTACAGTCTGGCCTGTTCCTAATGTTGCGGTTGCTTTAGTTCCTTCGTTGACACGATAGACTAAGACAGTATTGCTGCGTTTTTTAGCTTCACGTAATAAAAACAAAGAAGGATCTGTCATATCCACACCTAATTTTTGTGAAACATCCTTTTCATTTGAAATTTCAATCATTTTCTTTGGTTCTCCCCAATTTAAAACAAGTGGTAAAGCAACTCGTCCGCGTTCACCTGAAGTGATTCTTTCGTTTGCTGCTAATTTAAAATTGAAATAAATGCCAGCTCGTTTTTTCTCTACACCGGGAGTGAATGTACCTCCGTTCATCTATTTAACCTCCTTTTTCAGAAACGCTTGGATCTGCTTTTCTGCTTCTTTTTTAGTTGCTTGTATGTCTTTATAATCAAAAAAAGCACCATCAAAAACTTCTGGTTTTACACCAAATAGTTCTTTAGAGTGCTGTCTTAATTCGTGCAAGAAAAATTTCGGTTCTTCATTTTTTCTTGCATTTCTAATTTTCTTGTCTGTCACTTTATTTCACCCCACTTTCCACATCTACAGATTGAAGTGGTGTATATGGTTCTTTTTCATAAAAATAACGACTATCCCAATTTACTTGAATAGCCGCAACTCCACTTTCTAATTCCCTTGTTTCAATGTTCCTAATTTGAAGAAAATCACCTGTTTCATTTCCATTTATGTCAATAATCGGGATAATATCCCTTTTCTGATGAACTGTATCTGCTATTCGTTCAGCTTCTTGATACGCCTGTTGTGAATCTTTATGAAAGAGTTTAATAGACAAACTATAAGTTTTTCGAAAAGTTGATAGAGAATCATTACTGTTAAAACTAAACGGCGGCGGGAAATACATACTCGGAACCACAAAATTCTCAGGAACCTCTTTTGTGTAAACCTTACAAGGGAAAATCTTATAGAAAAAATTCATAATAGAGGCTATTTCTGGATTCATTTTGCTCACCATCTTTATTTGAATGTGGTATCAAGCCACTCTTGAAGGCGCCGTTCTAGACTTTTTTCGAACATCTTTTCAAATATCGCTAGTGCATTGTCCCAATAATGAGTTCCTTCTACCCATGTGAATTTCAAAAGCATTCCACTCTCTTTTTCGTCCGGATCATATTCAAAACGATTAACTTTCCATCTTCCAGGAACCCATCTGCGATCTAAATTTTTCTTTGGATCAATCGTGAAGTGTCCATCGTTTACAAAGGAAGCGTATGAAAGGTTTGTGCCGACTTCCAAGCTTAAACCATCTTTAGTTATTGTCCAAATATTTTCGGAATTTCCACGATTGAATGAGTTTAATAAACGTCTTGTGTCAACAGTTTCAGTTCGGATGATTTCGCCTTGAATTAAGTCAAGAAACTCCATCCCAATACCTTCCAACCATAAAGCGAACTCCTTTTTTAATCCTCCGCTTGCCGCTTTTTTCATCTCTTCTAAAAACTTATCTAACCCTTGTATTTTCAAAAATTTTCACTCCTAACAGCTGTCACTTCGATATGATGATTTCGAATCTTTTTAGGGATTTGAAGTTTGAATTCAATCCCATTCCAAACCACTTTGTCGTTCTGTCTTACATCAACATTCAGCAAAAAATGAACGAGAAATGATTGAACGACTATTGGATTTGGATCTCCTTGCGTGATTGTTTGGTTCTTTTCAGTAAAGTAACAGGGAATATAAGTCAAATCTGGAGTATCACCATAAGTGAACTCCTCTTCCAAGTCAGTTCCCGGAATCCCCCATGAACCGCTACTTCCATTTTTTTTTAGATGGTAAACATCACATCGATGGATGAGTAGGTTACGATAACTCATAAGGCTCTCACCTTTAGATTTACCGAACCTATTTGAGAAGGTTCGATATACTCTTTCAATAAATTGTAAACGTCAGGCTTTTTAATACTCTGTCCATCCGAGAGAGTATAAGAATAATCGCCAATCTTTTCACTTTTGATCCCTTTTGTAATGGATTCGTCGCTATTAATCAACGCGAAAAACTGTGCCATCTTCAAAAGAGCAAGCTTTGCTTTTTCCGGAAGTGGATCATATTCTGAAAAGTCATGGCCAACAATACTTTCAATTTCGACTTCTGCTTCTAAGATATCTTGCTCCAACAATTCATCCGGACGTTCTTTCACTACATCAAATACCGAATACGCTTTTAAATCAGAAGGAGTGATAAGCATGTGCTATCACTCTCCATTTTCTTCTTGCAACTTAAGGATTAAAGCGATACGCTCTTGTTCATTTTTTGTTTCCTGAACAAAATCTTTGCTCAAAGATTGAATGATTTGCTCCTGTTGAGCTTTGTTCAGCTTTTTTAATTCTGCTTCGGTATATTTTTCACCGTCTGGCTTGATTAATCCATTGTCAGGCGCTTTAGCTTCCCCTTCCCATACTTCAAATTGGTCATTACCATTGAGATAATCATATGTGTATTTGTCTACCTGTTTTTCTTGATCAACCAAAAAAATATGATTAAAAACAGAATAAGTCTGACCTTTAACCAATTTTGCAAAATAAGGCATAGTAACCCTCCAATCTATTCTCCTTGAAAATAAAAACAGTAATAGCTAAGTTGCTATTACTGCTCTAATACTTTTACTCCTTTTGCAACTGCATCTTCTTCCTCGAATTTGGCATCGATTTTAGCTGTTAAAACAATAATAAACATCCGTTTGGTGATATCTTTATCAACCTCTAAGCTGATTTTACGAGAAATTCCAACTACAATGTTCTTTGGATGAGTTAACAAGATGTCAGATACGGTCTTGTTTTCCGCACCAATCGTCGTTGTATACGGTTGGAGCATAGCAATTCCGTCGACCGTAACGCCGTATGCTGTTGGTTTTCCACCTTGCAACGCTTGATCACCAAGAGCAGACTGACGAGCTGCGACAATATCCTTCCATTCCACTTCATTTCCGTGTGAAACGTAATATTTCCATTCTGCAGGATTACGAAGGTATTTGGCAGGAACCGCCTTATAAAGCTTCTTAAAAACATCTTTAGAAAGAGCAGCACCGGCATGATCAACAACGTGAGATGTCGCCTGTTTTCGAAGGCCGTTAAGCAAAGCAAGATATGGATCGGAAGAATCTGT